GTGAGTTCAGGAACTAAATTGTATGTGGTCGAACAAAAGACTGAATTGTTTAAATTTTTCGTGGACCTCGATTACAAGGCTCAGGAAAAACTCAAGGATGAAGATCTTATCCAATTTTGTTCCTTGATTGCTGAAGAGGTGGATGGGGGACAGTGTCTCATAGCTCGGGCCCTCCCGCGACCCATCAAAGAAGGGATCAAGTCTGGGGTCCATATTCACTGGCCAGATCTCATCGTGTCTCGGACGCAGGCTCTCAATTTGAGAACAAAAATCATTCTAGGTCTCCGGCGGTACCACGAGTTTGATTGGGACAAAGTGGTCGATGCGTCAGTATACGGGGGGTCTGGTCTTCGCATGCTCTGGTCACACAAGAAACCGAGCGGTGATCCGTACCTACCGTGGCGTGGCACGGGACCCGACGGCGGGCCATTCACGCGCGAGTTTTCCAAGGAGCCTCGGGTGGACATCATGGCCCTGTTCGCCATCAGGACCGAAGAGGATGCACGGCCCCAGGAGGTCCTCGAACAGACCGGTCCTCTCGAAGAGTACATCCAGCAGTACATGATGGGTCAGAGGCGCGCACGCGTCAAGAAGGTCCAGCGCCACGAGCACGACGGATGGTTTATACAGACCGACTCTAAATTTTGCGAAAGGATACGGGACGAGCACAAATCGAACCACGTATGGTTCTCTGTATGGAACGGGCGGATACATCAGCGGTGCTTCGACGAAGAGTGCGCCGAGTTCAAAGGCACCGAACATATTCTTTCGCCATCATTAGTAGAGCAACTCAAAGATGTTGCTATTGTGGGTAGTCCTACTGGCAGCTTTCTTATGGATGTTTTTCCCAATGTCTCAAGGTAGGCGGTTCGTCACCTATGAGAAACGCGTCCACAAGTACTCGGGTCTCGACCCTGCGACCTGGAAGGAGTTCCAGGTCAATATCAAGATTTTTGAATCTGAATTAGGAACGGCCAATATCGACAAGGCGGCCGGGGGTCTTTATTCGGCCCTCGAGAATATAAGGAACATGAGCCTCTTCGTCGAGCGGGCCGACGATTCACATCTGGCCGAAGAACTCGAGGACATTGCACTCGAGTTGGGATATGAGGGTGAATATATGTTGAATCAAAATGCACTCGCCCGAGGATTGTACTTCTTCCCCAAGTACTTAAACGAGACGCTCCAAGACTACACAGAAGATGTCGTGCCCACCAAATTCGCCCGACTCCGAGGCGACCAGTAGCCCTGCGCCCCGCACGCGCTCGGGCCGCGTCTCCAAACCCCCAGTCCGTTACGAGCCCATTGAGCAAGTTGAGGATGATTACTCTGCGGAAGAGTACGATTCACACGAGTCAGACACTGACGTGCCCACAGAGGAGGACTCAGATGAGGACCTCGGGGATGAGTCTGACGCGGATGAAGATGGGAACTTGGATGGTTTCGTTGTAGCAGATAAAAGCGAGAGTGATGAAGAGGGTAGTGACGACGATGGAGAACCTCCCGTTCCTGAAACAAAACGACCGCGAGCCCCCGTCAAGAAACGCCCCGTCCGAAAGTGATTGGCCGAGGGAGCCTCAGCGGTACGCACAAGATGACATAGTCATGGCGCCGCCCCGGCCCGACGTGTTCGAGAGCCTCAAGGCAAATCCCATGGCCCTGGTCCTTTTGGGTATCATCATCGGCGCCCTGCTTGTGAATATGCGCCCGGTTGTCATCAAGAGCTAGTAGTAAGTGTAATTTTTGTAAAATTGTAAGAAGAATCGAGCTTGAAATTGCTCACTGCATTTCCAGAAACGTATTTAGTGGTCTGTTTGATACCTGCGTCATTCTCCACCACGACGGTCAACGGAGGGTAAACCTTCATCGTGTTCGTCGTGGCCGTGAGCGGGTACGGACCACCGGGTTTGAGCGTCGTCTCGATGCCCGAGCGGCTATCCATGAGCACGACCACCGACGTGGCCTGACCCTCCTGAGCCTTGGTGTTATCAACGACCGAAGGATCCTGAATCGCATCAAAAAAGAAAAGGGGCGCCGAGCCTGAACTCGAATCTTCCCCGATAAAGTCACCTATAGGGCCCGTCCGTCCCTCTCTTACATTTTCTTGTAAAAATCCAACCCAAGAATTCTCCAACGTTTGAGAATTGGGCTCCATATCTCTGAATACCTCAAACTGGCTGTCGTAAGCCGGTACAGTTTGAGATATTTGTGCAGGTGCCGCCGGGATGTTCTTATAGGCCAACCAGGCCAGAACAACACCTATGGCGAACGCCAGAAGGATGAAAATCATTTATACTACTTTTAGATGCGCAAAAAAACTACACGGTCTCGTCACCTTCGGGGATGGTGCCCTGTGCGCCCAGCGACTCGGCCTCGCGGCGTGCGATCTCGGCTGAGACGCGGGCGTCAGCCAGCTTGACCAGCTCGGGCATCTCCATGTCCGGGAACTCCTTCTTCAGGTCGTCGATCAGGTCGGCCGGGTGAGGAATCGGCGGCACATCCGGCTTGGTATAGAACTTGCTGTTCTCGTCCCCGGGCTCGATGAAGGGCGTCTCAGAGCCCGTGAGAGGCTTGGCGGTCATGTCGCGCTTGCGCTTCTCGAACATGGCTGCGGCCTGAGACTGGTTCTCGCGATACTTGCTCATAATCTCCTCGAGCTTATCGTTCTGGTAGTGCACGTCGTTGATCTGCTCACGGTCCGGCGGAATCAGGAGCCACTTGTACATGTCGACCACGTAAATGTCAACGATCGCATCCTCCTTCTGAAGGCGCTTGGCGTGGCTGGCAGCCTCATCGCGGGTCGCAAAGCACCCACGAATCTTCATACCCAACTTCTCATTCTTCTGAGGCTGGTCGGGGCCCACGAAGGAAATGCATGCAAAAAGCTGTCCTGGGACGGTCAGGTAGTCAGAAGTTAATTCTCCAGCCATATAAAGTTAACAAGTGCTTATTTTTTAAGCCCAAATACGCAATGGACGAACTTCGCAAACTGCACAACAAGGCGAAACGCGAACTCATCACTCGGTGGGTCAGACCAGGTTCGACCGTCCTCGACTGTGGATGTGGTCGGGGAGGCGACTGGCACAAATGGAAATCTGTACAGGCCCGAATCTTCGCCATAGATCCAGATGAAGAGTCACTCTTGGAGGCTGAGAAACGGGCCCTCGAGATGAAATTGGGCGTGTGGTTCCTGGGCCGGGGGGACATCCGACAGGCTGCTTTCGCAGGGCCCTTTGACGCCGTCTGCTACAACTTTTCTTTGCACTACATCTTCGAGAACCCCGAGACGCTCGATATGTCCATCAAGGCTCTTGCCCTGTCTGTGGCGCCCGGGGGTCTCTTGATCGGCATCACCCCTGAACTAGCCAGGGCCGAGAGCCTCGTCGATCAGTTTGGACATTTCAAGGACAAATTAGGAAACGAAATTGCCCTCCTCCAGGAAAATCGGAGACTCATGGTCAGGTTGGTCGACGGTCCGTTCTATGCAGATGGTGGTCGGGAAGAACCCACACTGGACTCTGGGGTCTTAATTTCAAAACTAAAAGAGGTGGGCTTTGAAAAGATCGTTTGGGAACCCATGCTTCCACGACCCAACGGACTCGTGTCCGATCTGTACTCGAAATTCGTTTTCAAAAAGATCTCGACTGAACAGTAGAGGATGGATCAGAGTGGCGTTTTGACCGCCCTCGTCCTCAAGACCATGGTGGCCATATTGGTTTTTGTCTTCAATAAGGAACCAGAAATGCTCACGGAGCTCAAGAAGCGGTATTGGGCCATGCTCGACATTCTCAGGGAGACCAAGGACCCCATGTGGTTACCGGTCCTCAAGCCATCCATCATCACGGGCCTCAAGGGGAAGAAAGATGGCGTCATAGGTTCGAACGTCAATAAGGGTTACGAGATTTACATCTGTCTGGAGGGAGACGATGTAAACTCGGCGATGTACGTGCTGATCCACGAGGTGGCGCACATGTCTGTACCGGAGTACGATCATACAGACGCATTTTGGGAGAATTTCAAGAAGCTCAAGGCTTTGTGCGTCGCCAAGGGACTCTACGAGCCGAAGGGTGAACGCAAGTACTGTGGGGAGGTGATACGAGACTAGCCCCGAGTCCGAAGGACTCGTCCTCCCCTCACATTTTTAGTTGTAATTAGTAAAGACGATGCCGAGATTCACTAATATGTTTACAGGACAGACACCCAATAACCGTCACGCCCAGCGCATGAATGTCATCAGCAAGAGCGCCAACCTGCGCAATGCTTTGGCTAAATTGAACAAGCCCAACGCGACTCACGCCAACGCCGTGGCCGTTCTCAACTTGGCACCCAAGGTTTTTCACACCCATGGCGCCATTATAGCCCTCCCCAAGACTCCGGGGAGTGCGATAAATAAGCTCATGGATGCTTATTTTGACTTGAGACCGAGATGAGGGCCGTTAGGCCCTCTGTTCGTGATCCCGCCGGGGCCACTAAGACCAGGTCCTGTGGACCTCCCCCTTAGGTGCGGTCAGCCAAAAACTGCTTCGCAAAGTAGAACACGATGGCCGCCACCAGTGCGCTGACGACCATACCCGTCAGGGACAGGTCGCCCGAGTCACCCGTGAACTTGGGAACCATGGATCCCAGCTTGCCCTGAACGGGCTTGGAGAATGCAATCACTGCAGCCAGACCAGCGATGGCCGCCGTGAACTGCTCATCAGTCAGACCAAAGGGGTTCTTGGAAGAGCCCTTGGACTCGGACTTGCGAGAGGTCTTCTTGTTGCCCTGGGTCGGCATCGGAGGGCCCATCACCTCATCCTGAATCATACCACCCGGACCCTGCATAACCTCCTCAATCGGACTGGAGAAGTCGGCCATTTGAGATTCGTCAACATTCTTTTCCGGCTCGAACTTCAACAATCCAGTCGGAGGTCCTTGGGGTGTCTGGGTCAGGGACTCGATGGGGGTCGACATGGCGTCCGCCCCGTTGGGATCGTACGAGTTCATTGAATTTCAAGAGGAAATTCATTTCGCCTTTTTTACGACGATGGCTGTGGACCCTCTGGGTCGCGGGGCTGCGGCTGACGCCGGACCGGCCTGAGCGGCCCTGGGGTTATAGAACCTCTGGTGGTATTGCCAGAACGCCGCGCCTCCGACTCGGAAGTTTCGGCGGATCGGCGCCTTGTACCAGAAGACGCAATCGGTAATCTTGTTAGACTTGGACGTGTTGTCGAGCACGAGACACTCATAATTCTCAGTACAAGCGTCCATAACCTGACTGAACGTGTCGTATGAGGGAAACACCCCGAAGAACGCCTTGTACAGGTTTTCACGGTTCTGTCGGACGTTGTCCCTGAGAGCAAACACGTAGTCGACGTTCGTACGAATCATGGGCGTCATGTCCATGCAGTACTGGGTTGTCATCATGAAGAAGATCTTCCAGTGGCGGCCGTTCATAAAGAGCTGGCGGATGCACGTGTCGCGCATGAAGGCCCTGTCGTACATGCAATCGTCCATGAGCAGAAAGACGGCAGGAGTCCGGTCCTTGCCCATCACCTTCACGAGCTTCTTCTGTCGCTCTATGAGTTTCTCAATAGCCTCCTTATTGTAGTCTGCATAGACGAACAGGTCGGGGATGAACTGCTTGTAGTGGCC